CTATCTACTATTTTAGCAGTTGAAACTGAATTGTCAACAGGAGTTGATAATAAACCTGTACCCATATGATAAATAAAATCACAAGTATTTGCATCTGCTAAAGCTGCATCAAATGTAATTGTAGAACTACTTACTGAAAAGTTACCATATTGAACTACTCCATCAATTGATACTACCATTGTATCTGCTGAAGATGGAGTAAATGCTACACCACCTTTAGTTAAATTATAAGGACCAGCACCTGTTGCAGTAGCTGGTGTTATAGCATCTAGTTTTTCTACATTACTAAATCTATCTAAGTTTTGTCCGATATAAGCCATATTAATATTGTAATGATACTCCTCTTATTCTAGCTTCTTTAGAGCCACTTGCTTGATTAGCAAAAGATATTTTATATTTTAATTGTGTTCCTGCTGTTACAGACAAGTCATTTACTTTAGCCATTTTAATACCAGTAGAAAAATCTGGTAAAGCAGTAAGTGTAGCAGTTGAATAGTTAGAACCACCATCTGCTGATAATTGTAAAACTATATCTGTGTTTAATGTATTTGTTCCTGAATTGTCTTGGTAAGTAATAATAGCACCCATTTTAGATACACTTGATGGTGCAGTTATTGTTGTGCCTGTAAAGTTTCCTGTAGCATTAACTGTTTCAATTAAACCAGTTGCAACTTCAATTTGAAACATTGTATCTGAACTAGTTGCTTCACCAAATCCCAAAATAAATTCCTCGCTACTAGTAAAAGGAGAGCCTATATTTTGTACATAATTTGTTGAGTTTCTTACATGAGCAATATTTGTTGAATTAATATTAAATGGACTAGTTCCTCTGCCAAAATATTGAATTTTAAATTCATTAGAACTATTTCTACTAAATCTATAAAGATTTCTATAATCATTAGAACCATCACCACTTAATGGTGCATGATATTGACCTGCGTAAGTTACACCTTGACCACTATAAGGATGAGCAGTTGAATTATAAGTTAGATTAGTTCCACCACTATCCCAATAAGAATTACCATAACTAATTAAAGATTTATTTAAATTTGAACCTCTAAAAAATCCTACTCCTTGAAATGGTCCTCTTGCAAAAACAATTAATTCAAATTCAGAATTTGCAGGAAAAATATGATTAAAATTAAATCCTGCATAATTTCCACCTGCATTACTATTACCTAATGGTATTTGACCACCACTTCTAACTACACCATCATATCCAGTATAATTTGTAGTATTAACTAAAGTACCACCATTATTTGTCAGACCTGCAATTCCATTTGTTAAATTGCCTTGTACAGAAGAAATACTATTTACATATTCATTTGAATTTCTAAAAACATTAGTAGTAGTATCAATTCCAGTATCATCTTGGAATACATCAACTGATTGCGAGTTAGTACTGTAAGCACTTCTGTTTGCATCACTAGCTTGTCTAATAGCTAATGTAGAAATATCATTAACAATTTTATTATCATCAAAAGATGTTGCGTGTTGAGATACATTAGATGCAGCTATTCTTGCATCAGCAAATGTACCACTTCCAATTTTACTTGCAGCTAATGAAGGTATTCTATCTGCACCTAAAGAACCAGTAGTAATTTTACTAGCATCAATATTAGGAATCTCTGCTGCGTCTAAATCTATTGCTGCGTTTCTAATTTTAATTATTGCCATATTATTTTATTACCTTGCTGTACATGGTACATTGTTTGAACCTACTAAAGGTGCTTCTGCAAATGCCATGTAAATGTATGAACCACCAGATTGATTAGTTCCAGTACCAGAACCACTTGAACCACCTCTACATTTAAAACCATTAGAAATTATATCTACAGTATTATAAGAAGATGTATCTTGTTCTGTATCATTTGTATCTGGTGTTAAAGCAAGATTCATTACATTACCAGTTTCTCTTTTAGTGTCATATAATATCCATTGGTCTGTACCACTTGTTCTTTTAATCATAAGAAACGCAGGTTTAAATCCTGTATAAACAAATGCTCCATCAGTAGAACCATTACCAGTATATTTTCCAAACTTGCTATAACCAGTTTTTTCTGCGAAGCAGTAGGCTATGTAATCTCCTGCATCAAAATATGTTCCTGTTGAAAATACAGAACTTGTTGGAGTAGTATTATTCCAATATGATGTGGCTGTATCTTCAGCACCTGTAGTATTTAAAGCTATAGATTTTGTATTTCCTAGTGAATTATGATAAACTGTCCAATTACCAGGATTTCCTGATGTTATTTTTTTTGTAATAATCATTTTAGGTGTTGAACCTAAACCATGACCTATAGTAGAACCTGCTGTATCAGTTGATGTCCATTTAACAATACTAAATCCACTTGTAGTATTGACACTAACAGTAGAGTTTATAGAACCATCTGTATTAGATGAACCTGCACCATTTGCTTTCCAGTTCCATGCTACAAAATTTCTTCCATTATAGTTCAATGCTCCTTGTGAACCTGTAACATAACCATCTGCATTCCAAGCAGAAATACCTGCTGTAATAGTTGCTTCTGTATCAGTATTATTTGTATATAAAATTTTTTGAGAACCTCTTATTGAATCTTGTAAATAATGATAATAAGCATAGTCTCTACCTTTAACCCATGTAAAATCTGGTTGAAAACCAACACCAGTAATAGTTTGTGTTCCACCATTACCTGTGTAAGTTACTGTATTAAAATAATCTGTAGATTTATTAATTGTTGTGTATGCCATTATAAGTTTAATCCTTTTGTTGATAAAGCAGTAAAGCCTGTTGGTACATCATATTCGAATATTCCATTTCCACTTGCGTTAGTTCCTGCACTAGATACTGCTGTTGTTCCGAAGTAGCCATTGCCAAAGTTTGCACTAAAGCCACCATTATCATAAGTAGTACCACTAAAATGCCAAGTTTCAGATGTACTTATACCTGTAAAAACTGCATTAGTATTATCTCCAGAACCTATTTCAGAAATTGTAGCATTATTTATCCATGTTCCATTTTTAGAAAACCATAAATTTCCATTTCCTGTATCAAATGCTACTCCTATAATATCATTTGTTGTATAGCTTGGAAAGCCAGAACCACTAGGAGTTCCACTACCATCTTTGTTATAACTATAACCAGAAGAACTACCAAAAGGATAATTATTAAAATTATTTAAATTTGATATTCCAAATGCTTCTGAATTTGATGCACTACCTTCAGCATTTATTTTAAATTCACAATAATATTTTCCACTTTCTTGCATACCTAATGTACTAACATTGTATGTAGAATAACTGGCATCTATATTAGAAGTTGTATTATTACCATTTGTATAAGATATGTTTCCAGAACTACCTATCATTTGAGTTCTTATACATAATGTATTTAATGTAGCAAAAACATTGCTTGGACAATCTTCTGTTTTTGTAAGTGTACCACTTATAGTTGGTGTATTTGAATTGGGAGAGCTATCAGTAGCAGCATTAGTATCTTTTAACCACCAAAAACCATTGTTTCCATAAGTAACACTAGGGTCAGTTTTAATTTTCCATTCTCCAGTTGTACTGTCTGTTTCTCCAAAATCACTTGCTTGGTATTGAGTACCATCACAAAAATGTATGTGGCTCATAATTCCTTCAAAATAACTACCACCAGCTATTGTAGAACCTATTCTAAATGGTAATCCACTTTTGTTCATAGGCATAACATGGTTTTGTGGAACATCATTTACTCCACTTGTACCAGAACCACTCCAAGTATATTGAACACCATTTACATAAAGTTTCATTCTATCTGATGCTGTTGATTGTGTAGAATCCCAAGCTAATACCACATGATACCAAGCTGATACATCTCTAAATCTTGGTAATCCACTTACAGTAAAATCAATATCTGGTGGAGAAGATGTTCCTCTTAAACCTGCTTGAAACTTACCTTGTGTTAAATAAAACAACATTCTTTCACTTCCACTTTCACAAGCTAAAATATAATTAGTAGCAGTTGTACTTGCTCCTTTTTGCCAATAAGATAATGTACCTTTGTAAGCATTAGTTGGTGTTCCTAAAGTTCTTGATAAATATGTACTAGCCATTAGTTAAATTGTCCTCCACCTGTTGCACCGAAGCTAGAAGTTAAAGTAAACTGTCTATCTGCAGTTTGTCCTTCAGCATCTGTTGCTCTTAGTGTAAATGTATATGTTGTTGCAGTAGTTGAACTACCACCAAAATCTGTTGTTGTAATAACACCTGTTGAACTATTTAAAGAACAATTAGCTTGTCCTGAAGCTGTAAGAATAGATGTTGTTTCTGAATAAGTTATTGCACTATCTGAAGTTGCTGCAACTGTTGCAACTGTTCCAGAAAAATCTCCTGCTATTGCTCCAAGTGAACCTGCTGCAGTTGACCATGTGGGAGCTGTACTTGCAGTTATAATAGTGTTAGCACTTCTACCTGCATTACCATCATTGTTTTCAACTCTAACATAATAAGCACCAGTAGCTAAATTAGCTGTTACTGATAAAGATGTTGCACTTGTAAATGATACAGCACCAGCTCTTGTAATAGCTCCTGTATCTGATTTAATAAATTCTACTATAGGTATAGATACAAACCCTGTACCAGTAATAGTAAATGTAACATCTGTACTAGGTGCAATCGTTTGAGATACATCTGCTACTGTTGGTTTTGCTTCTACTGCATCAACCCAAGATAATTGATTTGTATTAGAACCATTAGTAGCTAGTACTTGTCCATTAGTTCCAACTGAAGTAGGTAGAACTAAATTATAACTTTGCCCTGCAGAATGTGCAGGTCCAGCTATTGAAACTCCATGTGAATTTTGTGAGCAATTAAGAATAATTTTTCCATCAGCACTTGAACCATCACCCTTAATTGTTAGTCCAGGTGTAAATTCTGTTTTAGCATTTGTTATTGCATCTGCATTTACTTTAACTTCAGTAACAGCATTAGTAGCTAGTTTGTCTGCTGTGACAATACCATTATCTAAATCTGAAGCTGTGATAGCTGCGTTTGCAGGAGTTCTTCCAACATATGCCATAGTATATTATTTCCTTATTATGCTGAGATAGTATCTACAACACTTGTAATTATATCAACAGATGAAGCTGCAGAAGCTACTGCTTCAACTGAATCTCCAGTCTGTAATACAACCTTAGAGCCACCATCAATTAATTCTAAAGAACCACCTGTAGGGATAGGTGCATCTTTAATAATGTGATAAGTGTCACTACCATTCTTAACATACACAGTTACATTCACAGAAGTACCAGAAGTGTTTGCACATCTAATACCTATGATAGCATCATCTGAATCTGCTGCTGTTCTTAAAACAGTAGGAGAACCTGCATTGTTTGAAATGTCTTGTTGTAAATATCTTTCGAAATCTTGTGCCATAGAATTATCCTAATTATACCTTTTTTTTACCTTATTGTCAACAACTAGAGAGCAATAGCCATAGCTACTGCAAAACCATTACTAGCTTTATTACTAATATTAGTATTAGCTGTATTTATTTGAGTTTGAATAGATGAAGTTACTCCATCCAAGAAACCAAATTCTGTATTATCTACTGAACCATCATGTATTAGATTAGCATTTAATCTATTAGATGAATCAATAGTAGCTTGTTTAGCATCTATTTGTGTTTGAGCATTAGATGATAAACTATTAATAAATTGAAACTCTGTACTTGTAACACTACCATCTGCTATCTTTGTAGCATCAATAGCTGCAGCAGATTTAATATTAGCATCTTCAATATTAGTAATTGAGTTACCAGTACCATCTGCATCTATAGTTTTATTTGTAAATGTAGTTGTACTTGATGCTGAAACATCTGCATTTAAAGTTACTGAACCAGATGTACCACCACCTGATAAACCTGTACCAGCTACAACTTCAGTAATATCTCCAGTAGGTATTGTAGCTACTTGCGTATCAACATATGCTTTAATTGATTGTTGAGAAGCAACTGATGTAGCAGAATCAGATGACATATTATCTTCATCTTTAAATGCTGTACCACTAATAGAAGTATTTAAAACTGGACTTGTTAAAATTTTATTTGTTAAAGTTTGTGCTGTAGATACATCAACTGTAGTTGCAGTATCTATATTTAAAGTTGCAGCTCCACTTGTAGCTCCTCCAGATAATCCTGTTCCAGCAACAACTGAAGTAATATCCCCAACAGGTATTGTTGCAATCTCAGTATCTACATAAGACTTAATAGCTTTTGCTGAAGCAAGTGTAGTATCACCTGCAGCAACTGAAGCTAAATCTGTATCTAATACTCCTGATTTTAAATTATCTACTTCAATATTTGATAATGTATTATTATCTACATCAATAGTTTTACCAGTTAAAACTTGTGAGCCTGTTAATGTTGCAACTGTAGAATCAATTGCTATATCATTTGCATTAACATCAATACCAGTACCACCTATAACATTTAATGTTACATCACCTGATGTTCCACCACCAGTCATACCAGCACCAGCAACTACTGAAGTAATATCTCCTACAGGAATTGTTGCTACCTGAGCATCGACATAAGTCTTAATAGCTTTAGCACTTGCAATTGTATCATCACTTGCTGATACTGAAGTTATATCTGTATCAACATCTGTAATACTTGTAGCACTACCAATAGTTAATCCATCTAATGTTACAGTACCATCAAAGAAAGCATCTTTAAATTGTAAAGAACTAGAACCTAAGTCAATATCATTAGTTGTTATAGGTACAATTGCACCATCTAATAATTTAAATTGTTCTGTGGATGTTCCTGATACATCAATATGAAAACCTATTTCATCATTAGCTGTATCAATAAGAATTTTGTTTAATGGAGTTGTTAATCCTGCATCTCCAATGAGTGCAATGACTGGACCTTCTGCTGCAGTACCATCATGTTTATGTCCTGATGATGCATTAAAGGCTGCTAATAATTGATTGTATTCATTATTAAATAAAGCTGCTGTAATAGTATCACCATTATTTAGTGAACTCTGTCTAGTATATCCTGCCATAATTTATCTTCTTCCTCCTGCTATGAATGAAACAAACATTCCATTTACTGAATATGGTGCATTAGTATCATTACTAAAAAATTTAAAGTTATTAGAAAAGCCACTTCCATTTACTAATATACTTTTACTTGGTAATGTTGTTGTACCAAAAACTGCTGTACCAAATACTGCAGTACCAAATAATGAAGCTGAACTTAAATTACCTACAGCAAAATTTCCTGGCTGAGGTACTTCACTACTTTCAAAATCATATCTAATTCTTAAATTTAAATCGTTTTGAGTTCCTTCAGGTTCAATATTAGTTTTTACTTTGTATAAACTTTTTCTTAAACCATTATCACCATAGTCCATATCTGGTGTTTGAAATTCTGCTTCTACATTTGAACCATCAAAACTATTACCAGTATCATGTTTATAAACATAACCTGTTTCATCTGTATGAAATAAATTTTCTGTACCATTATTATTAACATCTGAGGTACAAAATTTTACAGGTAGTCCTTTAGTTTCACTCCATTCAAATGAAGGAATACCTTCTGCATTATATTTGAATGTTCCTATAATTCCTTTTTGTCCAGCAACTGCTTGACCAGATTGATAATAAAATAATCTGTATTGACTTCTTTCTCTAATTACCATACTAGAAAGAGTGTAATTAGCAAAGTTATTAATTATATCATTTACTAAAGGTAAAATTTTTCTAGATATAGAACTTAATTCGACATCATCAATTCTAGCTGTACCAGCAATTGTTCTTAATCCATCAGGTGCTAGGAATATTAAATCTCCACCTATCTCTTGAATTGAGTTACCACTTATACAACCAATATTTTTAGTTACTGATTTGATTATAGGTGTAGAATCAAGGTTTGTCAACTCATATATACTATTTTTACAAAATATAATTAAGCTGTTTCTAAATACTTTGATACCTGTTACTATATCTCCTACATCTACAAATCCTGCAGATGCTCCTTCAAAATCATAAGGTTTTAATCTAGTACTATAATATACTAAACTAGGATTAGCTGCTTGTCCTGATACTACTATTCTTTCAGCATATCTTTCAATTAATGAACAAGCTGTTGGTGATGACCTGTGAATTTCTTCAAAGTGATATTTATTATTTTCATCAATAAAAAATTCACCAATACGATTATTTCCATCTACAAAATATAATGTACCATTTTGTCCATGAGATTCAAAGTTTGTAAATTGTAAATTACTTTGATTAGTTCTAGGTATTGTAGTTGCTGAAGCTAAAGCACTTGCTATAATACCACCTTTATAAAAAGTTAAACCATTTTGTGTATTACCAGTATTAGCATTAATATCTAATGTTAAGACAGTATTACTTGTAATAGATAATACTTTATAAAAGTTACCATCAATTTTTATATCATCACCTACAATAAATTCAGAAGTAAATACAGTATTAGTTCCTGTTACTGTTGGTGAACCTGCACTAATTGAAACTGTTCCAGTAGCTGCTGTAAAAGTATCTTTATTTATTGTAACATATGAAGTACCTGTAGTACTAAAATATAAATCATCTCCTTGAGCTACTACAACTCCATCAGCATATCCTGATATACCATGAATAATATCTGTTGATACACCAGAAGGAATAACTGCACTTGTAGTACCTAGTTTTTGATAACCACTTATTCTTCTATAACCACCTGTTGTAGATGATTCAAAATTTTGTAATTTAGTTGCAGCTCCAGGTGTTCTAAATAAAGCATGAGAACTTGAAATTAAATCCAAGCCACCTTGTACTGTAATAGAAGCTCCTTGAGTTGGCATAGTTTATTCCTTAATATAAATATGTAAATCTTACATCTGACATATACTCTGGTTGAGGAGAGTTTAATTGGTCAGCCATATTTTGTAATCCTTTTTTATATTCATCTAAAGCTAATTGCGATTGTGCAATATTATCTTTAAATTGATAAATATAATATCTAGCTCTTGCTAGTAAAACTGGTTTGTACTGTTCAGGAAATAATACTTTGTCTGTATCATTTGTTAATTCAGCAGGTCTATTATAAGCAAAGAAATAAATTCTGTATACACCATCAGGTATTGGAGATAATCCAAATCTTCTTCCATCTGAACTTCTTAATACTCTTACTGGTGTTGCATAAGTTTGTGTGTTAGCTTTACTTGCTTCTTCATTTGCAGCATAGTTTTGTCTCCATGCTGATAAAGTTGTAAATGATAATTTATTAATTGTATGTGGAGCAGACTTACCTGTAACACCTTCTGTTGTTAAAGTAAAATCATCCCAGTTAACTGAATCATAATCTGTATCTACATCAGTTGAACCAGCTTTCATAAGATACCATCTTTGTCCAGCTACAGTTTCAACAAATGTATTACCATAATAATCATTTTGAGGTGCTGCAGTTTTTAACCAAGACCATTCATCTACTGCATCTACTATATCAAAGTAAGCTCTATTAACACAATTAGATACAAACTTTTGTATACCTAATGCTCCTGATACTGTTGTTACTTCTGGTTCATTTATTTCAACCAGTAATTCGTTTGTCATTGATAGATAAGTTTTAGCCATTTAACAGTTCCATGCTCTTAGTGATTTATTAATTCTTGAATTAGGGTCTCTCGCAGTTTTTTTAGATGTAAGTTTTTTCTTCATCCCTTTCATCCTCGCACAAAAACTCTTTCTTCTTTTATTGCCTACTACTTTACTAGGTGCTTTAAGATTTCTTTTCTTACCAGTCTTAGTTCGACCTTTATTATAAGAAGCTCTACCTTTAGCATTAAGTCCTCCAGATTTAGACTTACCCTCTTTACGAGTCCAAGCAGGTGAAGACATTATACCCATTATTATTTTTTCTTAGTTTTATCTTTTTTAAGTACTATAGTCATTACTCCACCATAGCCTTTTTTATTTCGGTGAACTTTACCACCATATTTGTATTTACCTTTGTTTGCTACTTTACCACCAGGCATTGCTTTTTTCATTGGCATATTGTTTCTCCTATATTAATATCCATAAGATTACAAGACCTGCTATAATACCTAATGAAAGTTTTCTATGAAACATCCAAAAGTGTTTAGCATCATCTAGTAAACATTTTAATTGTATTTTAATTTTGTCTATCATAATTATTCTCCTAATAAGAGGATGGGGATATTACTACCCCCACCCAATAGTGTATTAAAAATTAATCTATTGTGTAGATAATTTTACCAGCTACTTCTGGTCTTAATACTTTTCTTCCCCATACCATTAAACCTCTAACGATATCTGAGAAAGTACCTGTGTCTCTAACAGTTTCCACTTTGTTCATGCTTGACGCAGCAGCAGTTGAACTCATGTGACCGAATAGAGCTACAGGTGCAGTTGCTGAACCAGCAGGTGTAGCACCAGATAAGTCATTAGTTGGTAGGTTGTTTGATTTGTACATTTGGAAACCTCTAAGTAATCCAGATGCTACTAAACCATTTCTGATTGAACCTTGACCAGCATTAAAGTCTACTGATAAAAGTTTAGAAGAAGAGTTAGAAAGTGCGTTGTACCATTCTGGTGCAGCGACAAACCATCTTCCATCTTCAGGTGCGTTAGCTTCATCTAATTCCTTAGCAGCTAATGCCATTTGGTTTAGAGGGTCAACTTCACCACTTGCAAATCCAATATCAATTGGAGCTGAAGTAGTTCCCATGCCTGTAGTTACAGTTGCACCAGCATTAATAGCTGCTAAGATATTACTATCCATTGCATCTCTTAACGCATAAGCAGCATTGTCTGAAGCTATAGCTTGGAAGTTGATATGAGAGAATCTCTTCTCTAGGTCATCAATCTTAAATGAAAAAGATTTAGCTTGGTCTACAGTTAGAACAAGTTCTTGGTCAGTTAAGTCAGTTGATGTTACAGCCAGACCTCTTGTGTAGTCTGCTACTGCGATTTGAGGCTCTTTGATAATGTTAACAGTATCACCGAAAGATGAGATTTCTCCCATGTAGTCTGTGTTACAGATTGCTTCTGCTACTGCAGCTTTTCTTAGAGCTATTTGTACTTTCTTTGAATAGATTTCAGGAATGAAAAAACCATTAGTTTGACCTGAAACACCTAATCCAAAGTTATATGTTGAACCACCAGCGAATTTAGCCATTGTAGTTACTCCTTTGTTTAGTTGTTGATAAAAATGAAAATAGAATTAATCTATAATTCTACCTTCTCTTTGAGCTTTTAAAATATCTTTTTCATATTTCATAAACTCTGCATCTGATAATTTTTGAATATCAGACCTTTTGAAGAAAGGTTCTTTAGAATCAGGTACTTGAGTTTGTTCATTAGTTTTAACCAACAAATCTGCACCTTCATTCTTAGGTTGTTTCTTCGTAGTTTTTTTATCAAGTCCAAGACCTCGGTCCTTCTTATACAAGTCAATTGCTCGTGCAGCTAATGCTCCATTAGAGTTGTTTTCATATATCCAGTTTTTAATTTCCATTGGCTGAGTATCTGCCCAGTTATGAAAATCATCAGACTCTTTTATTTCTTCAAAGTCAGGATGATATTTTGAAAGTTCAAGTGCAGCTTCCTTTTGTTGTAAAGTAGTATTTGCTTTCTTTAAACTTTCTAACTCGTCTTGTAAAGACTTAACTTCATTTTGCGATTGTAAGTGAGATACAGTTTCCACAACTCCATAAATGTCAGGATAATCGTTTTTAAAAGCTTCAAGCTCTTCTTTCGATTTTGGTGGTTGGTAAACAGGTCTGTTCTCTTTAAGTTGAACTTTAAGGTCACTTTCCTTGCTGTTCCATTCACCTAACTTCCTATCATAATATCGTTTTAGGTCGTCATATCTTTTCTTATAATCAACTTTTGTATAAGGGTTAGATTCTACATTTAATGCAGACTCTTGAACCTTATCCATTGTTGCATCAGTATTCTCAGCATTATCATCTGGGTTGCCTTCGGCAGTAGCATTTGATAAACCTTGATTACTTTCAGGGTTTGGCACAAACAAACCTTCATCAGCAGAAGTTCTATCTTGTGGCATTGAATCATCTGTATGCCAAGATTTTTTTCTGTTGTAAGGGTTTGCTTCGGCTTCTTGTCTTCCTTCTTCGTTTTTGTTACTCATCGTATCCTCCTTTAGGGCTTCTTAACTGAAGGTAGCTAAGGCAGGTGTTTTTGTTTAAAACGAAACTACAAGGGCTTATAATAAAATAATTATAAGGTAGCTTGTCTATTCATAGAGTTACCTTTCTCTATAAATTCTTTTATACTATCTCTTGCTCTTCTGCTTGAGATTGAATACCAGCATCATAATCTTGTTCTGCTTTTTTCATCATACTTCTTAATTTGTCTACACCAATATTCTTAACTGCTTTGGCTGTAAATACAAATTCACCATCTGATAAAAGTGCTGGGATAGAGTCTGAAGTTCCTGTTCCTGGTCCTTCTACTTCTCCATCATCTGTAAATTCTGTTGCAACTAATTTAGGAATGATAGCTTCTAGTTCTGGATGCATCTCAACTGCTTCATCTAATAGTTGTTCTTCTTCATCTGATAAAGCTGAAGTATCAATAATCGCATCCATACTTTCTAAATCTTCATCAGTAATATCTTCTTCATCATCCATAGGCATTTCACTATCCATACCCATTGGTTCTAATAAAGATTCTTCTTCTACTTCTAATTCTTGCATAGGTGGCATATCTTCATCAGGCATTTCATCTTCAACAACATCACCTTCAGCATATGCTTGATACTCTGGTCTTTGTGTATTATACTTTTCTGTTACTGCTCCACCGATTGCCATTTGTGCTTTAACACCCTTAGATGCTTTATAAGCTTCTAATGCTTGTTCTTGTTCATCAGTTAAAGGTAAACCTGAATCTTGCATTGCTTCAAGTTGTTCCATTTGTCTAATTTCCATTAATTCTTTTGTTGATAATTCACCAGAACCAAATTTCATTCTTTGCATTATTCCACCTTTAGCTTTTTTAATCACACCTTTACCTATTAAAATATCTTTCTGTGTTACTTCACCATCACCACTTAAATCTGGGAAAGCTTCTCCACCTTTATTGAATCTTGTTCTTGATTTGTCTAATGCTCTAGAAGGTAAACCTTTTCTAGCAGACATAGGAGTATTAACATCATAAGGTGTAATACCATCAGATGTTTTATCTTCTTTAGCTATATAAGGTGGCATTG